GATACTGGTGTTAAAAAAGATGTAAAAAAACAATCTGCAATGCCCAATGAGGCTCCAAAAGTTGAAGTTAATGGTGTTGGACAAGCATACCCACCTGAACAAGTTGCGGCCGCCAAGGTCATCAAAGGATATTTAAAAACCATTGAGCAATGTAAAGAATGGGAAACTTATGTTGATCCCAAGACTGGTGCTATATCCTATGCCGACCGTTCACCCGAAGGTGATCCGTTCAAACATGTACCACATAACATGCCCATGGATTGGATACCGCACTATAATCCAGATCTTGACAAGGCCATAAAAGCAATTCCAAAGATCGTTATCGATAAAAAAGGATGGTTCGGTAATGCATATGAGCATGATATCGATTTAGCTTTATTACAAAAGATCTTAGCAAGTGCCCCAGCAGATGCGGCTCCTGAAGTACCAAAAGCTCCAGTTAATGTTGAAAAGAAACCAGATGATGACTCCACAGCTAAAGACGAGTTGGGTGACTTTGCCGCACAAAAATTAAAAGATCAAGAAGCGAGAGAAAAAGCTGAAGCAGACCGTATTGCTAAAGAGAAAGAAAAAGTAGAACCTGAAGTAGCACAATCTTTCCCTGTAAAACCACCAGGTAATATAGAAACAAAAGAATTGCCACCACTTGATGACAAGAAGCAAAATGCTCTGCCATCTAATGCTGAAAAAGAAGCACAAATTGCCAGAGCTAAAAAACTTAAAGACATGATCGATGATTATGAAAATAAGTTACATCCACCAAAAGAAAGTATTGAAGATTTAGCCAAATCATTGGTTGAAAGTTTTGGTTACGATTTTGTTTATGACAATTTAAACGAAAAAAGTGGCGAGGGTGCCATAGTAAAACCAGCATTAAAAGCCCTGATAAAAGCAACTGAAGAAGAATTACGTGCTTTGACAAAAACTGCCGAAAAATATGGTGGGCAAGCAGTGGATGGGGTCAAAGGCTTATGGGATGATTTATCCAATGCTAAAGAAGCCGCTAAAACAGGTTATCATGGTGAACCAGTTCCCACAGGTAAAACGACCAAGAGTGGTAAGCCACAAATGGCTAGCCAGGATAGCAAAGCATTCCAGAAAGAACTAGAGAAAAAGAGTGATCTTGAAAAAGGTGCGTATAAAGGCGGGCAAACTGCTAAAAAAGTAGTAAACACTGTTAAAGATAACCCTAAGAAATCTGCGGCTATTGCTGGCCTAACTGCGGCAAATGCCGCAGTTTTTAGCAATTTGGACAAAATGCTACCAAAGAAGAGTCCAGAAGAAGTTTCACCAACAGAAGAAGTGCCATCAAAGGAGGAAGTTCCACCAGTAATAGATACATCAAAGGAGGAAGTTCCACCAGTAATAGATGCACCAAAAGACAATAAAGATAGTAAACAAAACGCATTACCCAATAACCCAAGTGATGAAGAACTTGCAGAAATGAAGGCAAAAATACAAAAGGAAATAGATGAGTTATCCAAAATCGAAGATCCTGATGTGCAAGAAGTTGTAAAACCATCCAAAGAAAGATGGGATAAAATTAATGAGCCAAAGATTAATCGATTTACCAAGAAAGAAAAATAATTTCATTAGTGTTGACTAACATGTATAAGTAATATATCATAGGCATATACATTAGGAGATTTACAATGGGTGGACGTTCATACGGCGCAGAAGAAAAGGCAAAACTAGAAAGATTGATTAGTGAAGGTTCAACAGTATTACGTGAAGTTGAAGATTTACAAGTAGGCTTAAAAGAGACAGTCAAGGCAGTTGCAGAAGAATTACAAATCAAACCCAGCGTTATTAATAAAGCTATTAAAATTGCCCATAAAGGTGATTGGAGCCAGTATAACGAAGATTGGGAAGAGATTGAAGCAATTTTAGATATTACAAAACGTATTTAAAACTGTTATAATAGAAAGGTCGGCGGGCCATAAACCGCACACAAGGTATTTGTCAGCCTGAAATGACATAGGGAAAAAATATGAGTTATGTAGACGCATGGTTCGACCGCGAGAATGATATTATCAAAGTGGTTGAACGCAATAAGAAAGGTGAGCGTGAATTCCGAGATATTCCGGTCAAGCACACGTTTTATTATAAAGACCCCCGCGGCAAATTCACAAGCATTTACGGCGATGCCTTAAGCAGGATAGTTTGTAAAAATACCAAAGAGCTCAGAAAAGAACAAGCAATTAATTCAGGTAAGCAATTATTTGAATCTGATATTAATCCAATTTTTGCATGTTTAAGTGAAAATTATTTAAATTCTGAAGCGCCAAAACTAAACGTAGCATTTTTCGACATTGAGGTAGACTTCGATCCAGAACGTGGTTATGCATCGCCCGATGATGCGTTCATGCCAATTACTGCAATTGCTGTCTACCTACAATGGATGGAAACAATGGTATGCTTGGCTGTTCCACCTAAAACACTTACCATGGAACAAGCATTAGAAGAGGTTAAATACTTTCCTAATACTATGTTGTATGCTACTGAAGCAGAAATGCTTGATGTATTTTTGGATTTGATTAAAGATGCAGATATTTTAACTGGCTGGAATAGTGAAGGGTTTGATATTCCGTACACAGTTAATCGTGTAACCAAAGTGTTATCAAAAGAAGATACCCGCCGATTTTGTTTGTTTAATCAATTTCCTAAACGCAGAGAATACGAAAAGTTTGGTCGTCAATCAGTTACATACGACTTCGTGGGCCGTGTACACTTAGACAGTCTCGAACTATATCGCAAGTACACATATGAAGAACGTCATACATATCGATTGGATGCTATTGCAGAGTATGAACTAGGTCAGCGTAAGACACAATACGAAGGCACATTGGATCAGTTATACAACAATGATTTTAAAACTTTCATTGAATATAACCGTAATGACTGCCAACTATTAGACGATTTAGATAAAAAACTTAAATTTCTGGACCTTGCCAATACACTGGCACATGAAAATACAGTATTGCTACAAACCACAATGGGTGCTGTGGCAGTGACTGAACAAGCCATCATTAACGAAGCACATCGCAGGGGCATGCAAGTTCCTAACAGAACTAAAATGGATGATCGTGAAGATAGTCAGGCCGCTGGTGCCTATGTTGCACATCCAAAAGAAGGATTGCAAGACTGGGTTGGTTCATTGGACATCAACTCTCTATACCCCAGTGCTATTAGAGCACTCAACATGGGTCCTGAAACTATTATAGGACAATTACGTCAGACAAAGACTGAGGAATACTTGGCAATACAAACTGGCAAAGGTAAGAGTTTTAGTGCTAGCTGGGAAGGCATGTTTGGTACATTGGAATATGATGCTGTCATGGCACAAGAGATTGGTACTGACATTACTATCGACTGGGAGAATGGCGAAAGTGATGTAGTCAGTGCGGCTGAGGTTTATCGATTGATATTTGAAAGTAATCAACCCTGGATGATCAGTGCCAATGGTACTATCTTTACATATGAAACTGAAGGAGTTATTCCTGGTTTGTTAAAACGCTGGTACAGCGAACGTAAAGAAATGCAGGCAAAGCTCAAGGAGGCTATTAATGCCGGAAATAAAATTGAAGAAGAATACTGGGACAAACGACAGTTGGTTAAAAAAATTAATCTTAACAGTTTGTATGGTGCTATCCTTAACAGTGGTTGTAGGTTCTTTGATAAGCGAATTGGGCAGTCGACTACTCTTGTCGGCCGTCAAATCGCAAAGCATATGGCGGCTAAAGTAAATGAAATTATTGCCGGCGAATATAATCACATAGGAAAGGCTATTATATATGGTGACACTGATAGTTGTTATTTTAGTGCTTATCGCACTCTGCAGAAGGACATTGAAGCCGGACGTATTCCCTGGACAAAAGAAACAGTAGTTGCGTTATACGATCAAATTGCTGAAGAAGTCAACAATACATTCCCACAATTTATGTTGGATACATTTCATGTGCCTAAATCGCGTGGAGAAGTTATTAAAGCTGGTCGTGAGATTGTTGGCAGTAAAAGTTTGTTCATTACTAAGAAGCGATACGCTGTCTTGTACTACGACAAAGAAGGCAAACGTACTGACGTGGATGGCAAGGCTGGTAAGATCAAGGCCATGGGATTGGATCTTAAAAGATCAGACACTCCAGAATTTATTCAAAACTTCTTAAGCGATGTTCTTGAAATGGTTCTGATGGGTAAGCCTGAACGTGAAGTGTTAGATCATATCAGTGAGTTCCGTGCAATTTTTAAAGCACGACCAGGTTGGGAGAAGGGTTCACCTAAACGTGCCAACAATATCACCGAGTATGAGGGTAAGGAAAAGCGGCAGGGCAAGGCCAATATGCCTGGACATGTTCGTGCTAGTATCAATTGGATGACATTGAAACGCATGAACGGTGACAAGTATAGTATGAACATCACAGACGGTGCCAAGGTTATTGTTTGTAAATTAAAACAAAACCCCATGGGATTCACCAGTGTAGCCTATCCGGTAGATGAACTACGATTGCCACAATGGTTCAAGGACTTACCCTTTGATCATGCTGAAATGGAATCCACCATTATTGACAACAAGTTGGATAACCTGATTGGCGTACTTGAATGGGACGTGGCAAGTACCGAAGAAAAGAATACATTTAATAGTTTATTTGAGTTTTAAAATGAAAGAAATTATAATTGCAGGATACGGATTCGTAGGTAGGGCAGTGGCTAATGCTATCAAACATAATGTTGCATTACATATTGTGGATCCAAAAATATCCAATAGTAAAGTAACCGATTTCAAATATGCAGATGGAGTTGTCATTTGTGTAGGTACTCCAAGTACAAGTGATGGTGATTGTGATGTAAATCAAATATATCAAGTCATGGATACCGTACCAATTCATGTACCAGTGCTGATTAAATGTACTGCTCGACCTGATTATTTGGAAAGATTGCTAGTAAACTATCCTAAACACAGTATTTGTTACAGTCCAGAATTTTTAAGGGCCGCAACCGCCAATCAAGATTTTGTAAATCAAACATACATGATTATTGGTGGTGGTGATCCAGAAGGCATGTGGCAAACATTGTTTCAAGAGTGCTGTCCAAAATTAAAACTAATGTTTAACACTAGTATTACGGAAGCCAGCATGATTAAGTATGCTACTAACAGCTTTTTAAGTCTTAAAGTAATATTTTTTAATCAAATATATGATTTATGTCAAAAGAATGGTGCAGATTATGACTTAGTTAGACAAATACTCACACATGATTCAAGAATAGGAAATAGCCACACGGTTGTTCCTGGACCAGATGGGGAACGGGGATTTGGTGGTGCGTGTTTCCCCAAGGACACAAAAGCATTCAGCAAATATGCCGACGACCTAAATAAACCTATTACTGTATTAAATTCGGCAATAGAATATAACAAAACGGTAAGACAGGACCTTGACATAGTCTAAATCTGTAGTATAATTTTAACATATGGAGATAAACATGAAAGATTTTTTACAAGACCTAGTATCACACGTACATTCCCTGGGATTTTTGCCGTTGGTAAGAATTTCTTCAACTGATTCTGAAACTAACATTGAATCAATGGCTGGAGATCACTCAGTTGTACTTAATGCTAAAACACATAATCCTGTTGATGGATTGGATGGTATTTTTGGTATGCCTAATTTGAATAAATTAGACCTGCATTTAAAATGCCCAGAGTATAAAGACAATGCTCAAATTTCTGTAGTAACACAAGTGAGTAATGGTAATACTGTGCCTGCTGGGTTACATTTTCAAAATAACACAGGTGACTTTGAAAATCATTACAGATTTATGAGCAGTGATGTTATTAACGAAAAGTTAAAAACAGTTAAATTTAAAGGTGCTAAATGGGACGTTGAATTTAAACCTTCAACAACAAGTATCCAACGTTTGAAGTTTCAAGCGGCCGCACATAATGAAGAAACTACATTCCAAATAAAGACTGAGGGTTCAGACTTAATTGTAAGTTTTGGTGATGCAAATACACACGCAGGTTCATTTACATTCCAGCAAGGGATTACAGGTAAACTAAAGCAAACTTGGTCATGGCCAGTGCAACAAGTTCAAAGTATCTTAAATCTAGATGGCGATATGACTATCAAGATTGCAGACATTGGTGCGTTGAGTATTACTGTTGATAGTGGACTTGGTGTTTACGAATACATCCTTCCAGCACAGAGCAAGTAATTATGATAATGACATACGAACAAATCCTATGGGCAAGTCTGGTATGGCTAATTTTAACTGCGTTTGTATACTGGCATACAGGATTACAAAAAGTCAAAGATTGTTATAGTATGTGGTTCAGTAAAGAATACTGGACCAACTATAACACAGTAGAATTTGCTAGCTGGTTGGCTAAAGCTATTATTATTGTACCTGGTTTAATCTTTGGTATTCAAATATGGTGGTTATATATTTTGACACTATGTACTAGT